AATAAAAAAACACTTGACAGAATTTAATCAATTTTATAACATACTTGGCATAACACTTATTATTTTGTTTTGCCGAAAAAAAATAGGAGTATCTTACGATGACAACATCAAACATAAACATTCTCGATTTGTTTTCTGTGTCTGAAGCAGCAAGACATGTAAGGAAAACCCCCAATTATCTAAGAATTTTAGCACGAGCAGGAAAAATCCGCCATTTTAGAAAAGGCAAACGGATTTTCTTTAAGCGATACGATTTAGACACTCACTTTCTATTAATACCATTGCCGCCAATGCAATTAGAATTAGATTTAGGTTTATAATTTATATAAAAATATGAAATAGGAGAGAAAACTAATGAAAACTACCGCTGAAAAAATAGAAGTAATGCAGGCGTTTGTGGACGGAAAACAGATTGAAGTCAAACGCGGTTTGCAATACCCTTGGATAGATGCATATGTCCCAGGATGGGAGTGGGTATTGTATAACTACCGAATAAAAAAGCAAAAAGAAAAAAAACGGATTTCAGGATTAAGTATGGGTAACATTAAACTAGGTAAAAGTGTACTGAGAGAAACGTTCACTGATGATAGCCAATTAATTATAGGAAAAACACCAGAGGGGATATATACCCGCTGCGGTTTTTTATCATACCAGTACATTATGAACTCAGAAAAAGATATTGACATTGATATCGATGGTGATGGTAACTTTAAACTTTGTTGCCAATATGGGAAACACCAATCGTGATTTGTAATGGCTTTGATCCAGTCAAGGCTCTTGTAGAAGCGGGATATACCCTTATTCCGCTTAAGGGCAAAGTTCCTTTTCAAAAGAATTGGCCTAATGCTCCTTTCAACCCAAATCTTACAAAAGATTCATTCCCCGATAACTATGGTGTGGTACTTCAAGCCGATGATTTGATTGTTGACATTGATCCTAGAAATTTTAAGAATGGTAATAACTCTCTTGATAAACTATTAACCGATATCAACTGGACGGTAAACAGTTTTATTGTTAAAACAGGAGGAGGGGGCTACCATATTTATCTTAAAAAAGACCCTAAAATAAATATTGTAACAGGAGTGAAGAAATACCCTGGAGTGGAGTTTAAAACCAAAGGGGCTCAAATAGTTGGCCCAGGGAGTATCCACCCAGACTCAAAAAAACTATATATAATATATAATAGTAGACCAATATCCACGTTACTGGCTCCATCTGAGCTAATTAATATGATAAAAACCAATATTGAATCAGATAGAATGTCAGTAATAGTGGACGAAAAATTAAATTTGGACATAAATCTTTCCGGTAAAGAAAGTGATCGATATATAAAATACCTCCTAGACCAAGCACCCAGAGCGGTTGCTGGTGAGAATGGCAACAATATAACCTTCCAAGTAGCTTGCAAAGCGAGAGATTATGGCTTGACAAAAGCTCTAGCGTTCTCTCTTCTCCTAGAGCATTACAACCCGCTTTGCGAGCCCCCTTGGAGTACACACGAGCTTAGAACCCTAGTTAAAAATGCATACAACTATGCACAATCAGAAGCAGGAGGGCTTTCTGCTGAACAAGATTTTGACAAAGTAATGATAAAAAGACAATTTAAAGAGTTAGCGTGGACGTTTAGTAGAAACGGGGCGTTAACTAAATGTTTGGCAAACACAGTGAATTATTTTTTTAGAGATGATGTAGCTCTCTGTGATTGCCTAACATATAATGAATTTTCAAATGAGATAGAATTCATGAGACCAGCTCCATGGCATAACAAAGTAACTCCTACTGCATCTCAGTGGAAGGACACAGACACAGTATCCTGTAAATTCTATCTATCATACTACCATAAGTTTGATATATCTACTAACTATATAGAAGAAGCGGCGTATATAGCAGCACGCCAGAGAGCGTATCACCCTATAAGAGATTATATAAAAGGGCTACAGTGGGACGGGCAGGAGAGATTAGAAGAATGGTTAATCAAGTCTGGAGGAGCTGAAGACAATGTCTACATACGAGACGTATCTAAAAAAGTCTTAGTTGCTGCAGTCGCCAGAGCAATGCGGCCAGGAGTTAAGTTCGATCACGTTTTAGTACTAGAAGGAGCTCAAAGAATAGGAAAATCCACGCTAGTTGATATCTTAGGCGGAGAATGGTATACTGACATAGCATTAGATCCACATAACAACGATACTGTAAATGCAATGGGAGGAAAGTGGATAATAGAGATATCAGAGATGGAATGTACACGGCGGACGGAGGTCAATGCATTGAAGGCCTTTCTTTCGCGTCGTTCTGACAGAATGAGAGTGCCTTACGGCAAACATGCAGAAGACTTCCCCCGTCAGTGTATTTTTATTGGAACTATCAACCCAGAGCCAGGGGGCGGGTACCTAAAAGATGCAACTGGTAACACTAGATTCTGGCCAGTAGAAGTAGGAAAAATTGATTTTGAGTATATCCACACCTATCGAGACCAATTGTTTGCTGAGGCGATGAAAATGTATAAAAAAGGAGTGCCGTTATATCTCACAAATCCTACATCTATAAACCTCGCAATTGCTGCTCAGACTAAGAGACAGCCTGAAGACATGTGGGAGAACACTATTAGCGAGTATTTGAGCAAAATACTTGAAAAAGAGGGCAGATCCTTTGTAACTGTTAATGAGATATGGGAAAGAGCGTTATTTGGTAGTGCAAAAGACGTAAAAAGATTAGATATTGTTCGAATATCAAAGATAATGGTAATTTATCTTGGTTGGGCAAAAGGAATAAGTCGATCTCCTACAGGAGTAAAGAGAGGTTTCATTAAAAAGATAAAGGGGCTGGATATATGAAACTAAGAAAGTATCAAAAGGAGGGCGTGGAGTTTTTATCGTCCCGCCATCATGCTATACTAGGAGATGACATGGGGCTTGGAAAAACCATACAAGCTGTAAAAGCTATAGAGCGTATATCAAGTACCATGTCACATGGTCTACCCATTGTTCTAGTAATATGTCCAGCTATAACTAAACGCCAATGGGAGAGCTGCTTTTTAGATGATGGTTGGGGGTCAGAGCATATCTTTGTTTTTGATTCTGCAGTTGACGCTGATAACTATCAATGTTTTATCCAGAAACATATAACTATAATATCCTACTCTCTTTTAAATAATGATAAAGTATTTAATGAAATAGCTAAGTATGTATTTGATGTCCTAATCATGGACGAAGTACACTTTTTAAAGAATAAAGACTCAAAACGAACTAAAAAAATATTAACAGGGGAAAAAGCAATAGCACGCAGTTGTACCTACAAATGGGGGCTGTCTGGTACTCCGATGCTGAATAGACCTGTAGAACTATACACAATACTACGTGCTCTAGCAATAGAGAAGATCAAACCATATGATACATATGTCAAATACACAGACAGGTTTTGTGCAGCTTACTTTGATGGCTTTCAACGAAATGTCAGAGGAGCTAGCAATCTTGCAGACTTACGTTCTCGCCTTAATGGTTTTATGATTAGACGACTTAAGAGTGATGTTGCGAAAGAGTTACCAAAAGTAATTGAAAATATAATCACAGTTGATACTGCCGTCGCCGTCAAAACATCATTTGATAATGCTGAAACATTAGGTGCGTTAGCTACTATTAGACGAGAAACAGGTATGGCAAAACTACCAAGTATAATTTCACATATCAAAAATGTCCTAGAGCAGAAAAAGAAAATCGTAGTTTTTGCGTATCACAGGAACGTTATATCTGCGTTACATGATGTATTTATTGAGGAAGCTACTGTACTATATGGTGAGCAGAGCACTTTTTTTACCAAAAAGTTAGTTGTTGGCCTTTTCATAGATAATCCTGACAACCGTATTATTATTGGTCAAATGGTAGCAGCAGGAACAGGGCTCGACGGATTACAGAATGTATGTGACCATATCATATTTGCTGAGCTTGACTGGACTCCTGGACGAATGTTGCAGTGCATAGGTAGATTGGATAGACTAGGGCAGAGAAATCCTGTTACCGTCGACTATATGGTATCAGAAAACGAACACGATCAATTGATGTGGCGATCAGTCGCACATAAAGATAAAAACATAAAGGAGGTATTAGGAGATGCGTAATGGCAAAAAGTATGATACTGAAAAACTTAGGTGGGATTTGCTACCCATATCACCTATTAGACAAGTTATAAGAGTTCTGATGTATGGTGCTAAGAAATATGGAGATTATAACTGGGAACAGGTAGAAGATCCTAAACCTAGATATTATAATGCCTGTATGAGGCACTTAACTGCCGGTATACAAAAGACTAATGACTCTGAATCGGGATTGCCTCATTTAGCACACGCAATATGTAATTTAATTTTTTTATTAGAGTTCGAATTAACACAAAAAAAGGAGAAAAAAGATGACAATTGAAAATGAATTGAAAAGAATTGCAGACGCATTAGAAGCGTTAGTCCCTGTGGACAAGTTGGTTAAGGAATCACCGCCATCACGGCTGCCAAACGTACCCACTACTACGTCTAACGACACAGTGAGTGCTTCCCCCTCCTCAAATAAAAAGAGAGTCAGACCCTCTAGGAGTAAGGCAGCAGTGGCTGAAAGAGAAGCAGCTAAACTGAGAGAAAACAGTACTGCTATGAATGGGATATGTTTCCCAGTAGAAGACACAGAAGACGTAATGCCAGAGGCATTAATAATTGACAAAATAGTGCCATACAAAGAGGTACAGGCAGTTACTCGTCAGTTCTGTGCACCAGCTAGTGAAGCACCAGTGGCTATAGCTAAAGCACAGCATAAGAAAGTAAGAGTTAGAGAGATTCTTCTCCAAGAATGGAATGTTGACCAGCTGATAAACATCCCTGAACTAGAAAGACCAAGATATATTGATCTGATAAAAAAAGAAATGGTGAAAAAATGATAGAAGAAGAAAAAAAACATGCAAAGTACGCCCCGTCTACGGGTAAGAGGTGGACTAATTGCTCTAAATGCATACAGTTATGCGAAAATCTTCCTGAATCTGAGACGAGTATATACGCGGCTACAGGCACTGTCCAGCATGCAGTAGCAGAATTGCTACTACAAGACCGAAAAAAAGGTCGAAATAAAATAGCAAGTGCTTACGACTACGTGGGGGAAGTCTTTGAGGAAGCTGACTTTGAGATTAAAATCACGGAAAACATGGCCGATGCTATAGATGGATACTTGGATCTAATAGCTCAAGACCTTGCAAAGTTAGGACTTGCATACAATAATTTAGATATTGAGAAGCAAGTACGATTAGATGGTGTATCAGCTGATTGTTATGGGACTGCTGACGCTATAATCCATCAAGATTTTGGTAAACTCACTATATATGATGAGAAGTATGGCCAAAACATTGTAGAAGCTAAGGATAATACTCAACTCATAATATATCTTATCGGAGCGTCCATTTTATACCCCGATTGTGATACTTTTGAAGTAGTAATATACCAGCCATACGCTAAACGCCCTAGTGGACCAATAGGGAGATGGGCTGTATGCAAAGACGATCTTTTACTCTATAGGGAAAGATTAAGGATGGCAATTAAAGAATGTGAAAGTGATGACGCTAAATTTGTAACAGGCCCGTGGTGTAAATGGTGCCCAGGGGCTACAGAACAAGTATGTACTGCACTAGCGGATGATATATACAAGACCGTTATCGACGATTTTAGTAATGCTCCAGCTGTACTGACAGCTGCTAACCCTGCTAAAATTGTTAGTGCTTTGGAAAAAGTACCAATGATTATGCAGTGGTGTACCGCCGTTAAAGAATATGCCAATAGGATAGCTGAGAATGGAGATCTCCCTGGATATAAGATGGTAGAGAAATATGGTAATAGAAAATGGAAAAACGAAGACGCTGCTCTTGATGCATTGTCACAAATGTATGGAGCGGACGCGTATAATAAGAAGTTAAAATCTCCAGCTCAAGCAGAGAAATTGTTTGGGAAAGGGAAAAAAGGAAAGTATGAGTTTAATTTAGAGATGGGGTCATATGTCGAAATACCAATGACAGGAAAAACACTTGTTAAGTGTGACGATATCAGACTCGCTGTAAAAGATAGTGTTAAAGAAGACTTTAAAGCTATACCAAAGTTAGTAAAAGAATTGGACATATAACAATAAAAAAAGGAAAAAAGAAAAATGTCAAAACAAAAAGAAGAAAAAATCACAGTACCGAAGTTCAGAGTGTCATTTCCTCAAGTATTCGAGGCAAAAGTAGGACCAACTGGAGGCAAACCAAAGTACTCTATCACCATGTTATGGCTGAAAGGGACAGACCTAACACAGTTAAAAAGGATTATCCAAGAAGCGATAACAGCTAAATTTGGTGCAAAAGTACCGTCAGATCTATACGTTCCTTTATCTGATGGGGATAAAAAATATAATGATAATCCTGAACTGTACTCATCATATAAAGGATGTGTAGTAGCTACTGCTAAGAGTATTGGAAAGCCAGGGGTAATATACCCAGATATGTCTAAAATAATTGACCCAAATGAATTGTATGCCGGATGTTATGCCCATGCTACAGTAACAGCTTATGGCTGGGGGCCCATTGTAGGTAAATGTGGAGTATCACTAGGACTTCAGAATATCCAAAAATTGAATGATGGTGAGAGAATATCTGGAAAGTCTGACGCTGAAGATGATTTTGAACCTATCTCAGCACCTAATAACCAAACATGTCTGGATACCCCTGAATTTTCAGGTGTACAATTGGACTTCTAATGAAAATACATATCGATTTTGAAACTAAATCAGAATTGAATATTTGGGATGTAGGGGCATGGGCGTATTCCGCCCACCCCTCTACCGAAATACTCTGTATGGCATATGCTGTAGACGATGATGAAAATATCCAATTAGCTCGAAAATTTACAACTAATGATGCACAAAATCCGTATACTTTAGATGCACTATTACTGGCTTCCAGTAGGGGTGACCTCCTCGTAGCTCACAATGCTTTTTTTGAGCAGTGTATATGGAAAAATATTTTGGTGAAACGTTTCGGATGGCCTGAAGTACCAATTGAAAGATGGCGTTGCACTATGGCAAAAGCCAATGTAGTAGGGCTGCCGCGTTCATTAGAAAAAGCAGCAAAAGCCATAGGGTTACCAATTGAGAAGGATACCGAGGGTAGACGTATTATGCTTAAATTGTGTAAACCAAGAAATCCAACAAAAAGTAACCCAAAGAAATGGCATGACGACCCAGAAGATTTTGAGAAGTTGTATAAGTATTGTATGATGGATGTAGCAGTAGAAAGAGCTATAGACAAAGCCCTACCTGAACTCAATCCCGTAGAACAGAAAGTGTGGTTTTTAGATCAGAAAATTAATATGAGAGGCGTAAAGATAGACAAAGACTTTATCGAAGCGGCTATCCAATTATCGGAGGAGAATAGAAATGAGCTTATTGAGCGAACAATTAGAATCTCTAAAGGATATCTTGATGGAGTTTCAAAACGGGCCAGAGTGCTCCGGTGGTGTGCCGACCAAGGGGTTATACTTCCAGATTATACAAAAGCAACTGTGTATGATTATGCGAACAGAAGCGACACTCCAACGCAAGTTAGAGAGGTGCTCAATATCAGATTGCAATTGGGCAAAACAAGTATTAAGAAGTACAATGCCATGCAGGCATCAATTGGATCAGGATCCAGACTCCGAGATACACTCATGTACCATGCAGCAATCACAGGCAGATGGGGAGGAAAGTTAGTTCAACTACAGAATTTACCTAGAGGTAACGTAAAAGATACAGACGAAGCATGTGGTTTAGTTAAGCTACGAGATCTCGACCTTTTACGTATGTTATATGATGATGTATCGTCATTAATGAGTTCTTGTATTAGAGGAGCTATAATTGCTAAGCCTGAGCATACACTTTTTGTAGCAGATTACAGCTCTATTGAGGTGAGAGTGTTACTATGGCTAGCTGGAGATGAAGCAGGACTTAAGAAATATAGAGATGGCGAAGACTTGTATGTCGATATGGCTAAAAGTATATATCTCAAAAACGATATAAGTAAGGAGGAAAGAGCATTAGGGAAGCGAACCATCGTAGGATGTGGATATGGTATGGGAGTAGACAGATTTTGGGAAACATGTAAAATTACGGGGCTCAACATTGGACGTCATTTAGCAGAAGTAGCAGTATATGCTTACCATAAACAGTATCAGTTAGTGCTTAAGTTCTGGCGAGAAATGGGAGCTATTATTAGATCAGTTATCTTATCTAAAAAGACAGCCTATCACAGTAAATTCCAATTCAGTATAGTTAAGAATTTTCTCATAATAACACTACCATCTGGGCGAAACCTATTTTACCATAAACCTAAAATAACAGAACAGGGCATATCCTATATGTCTGTACACTCTCAGACAAAACAATATGAAGAGACGCGCAGTTGGGGTAGTAAGTTTGTAGAGAATGTAACACAGGCAGTAGCTCGCGATATAATGGCTTGGGCTATGCTAAGACTAGAGAAATCTGGAGCTAGTGTAATATTGACTGTACACGACGAGATTATAGTCGAGGCGTACACACGTAATGACAACGAGTACAGTACAGAGCTAATGGCATTAATGTTAACCACAATAACCGCTCTTCCTGAATGGGCAAAAGGATGCCCCATTGGAGCGGAAGGCTGGTTTGGAAGGAGGTACAAAAAAGGATGAATAAGATAGTCGTAGATAGATTTAATGATAGAAAAGAATGTCCAAAATGCGGGGAAGCACCTCGAACCGATAGCGAATCTGGAATACACAACTGGGATAGAGACTATTTTGTAATAGGCAGTTCCACTGAGCTATTAATAGTGCGGTGTACTAAATGTGGATACGCATGGTATGAGCACACAAAAGATCATAAGGGGGATACAGAAAATGAGTAAAATACTTATACCTGGACAGATATGTAGCTGTCCACTATGTGATAGAAGATTTGATACACATAAGAAAAAAGATGACAAAGGGGTAGTCCACTCATACTATGTATGCCCTTTATGTCGTATTGCCATTAACATCAACGATAAAATGATAGGTAGATGGTCAGATAGCTCTTTTGTACCACAGCATGGAGAGCGTACAGACTGCGACCACTGTGGTACGGAGATGAGATTCTTTTGTCGAAGTGATGGATATGTAAAAACTCAATGCCCAAAATGTTTCTTTGCATTAGAAACAGGAGAGGAACCAGCATTATGAGATACATAATGGGGATAGACCCAGGGAGTAGGTCGGGAGGCATAGCCTTTATCACTACTGGAGGCTCACATCATGTGGCATTCAGTATGAAAAAAATGACAGAAAAGGATATATCAGAACTCATCGTTAACTGGAGTAGTCAAGTGATGGTGTGCTATATAGAAAAAGTTGGAGTTATGCCTAAGCAAAGTGTAATTGCTGCTAGAACATTCATGATACATTATGGATTTTTAAGAGGATGCGTGTCCACTGCTGGTATTAAGTGGAACACTGTTATTCCTTACAAATGGCAAAAGAACCTAAGCTGCTTAACTAAAGGTGATAAAAATGTAAGTAAAGCCAAAGCTCAACAGCTATTTCCAAAAATAGAGATAACACATGATATAGCTGACGCCTTACTAATAGCAGAATACGGGCGTAGGCAAGAGGCAGCAAATAGTTTTTACTTAGATATTTAAAATGCACCTTCCCAAATTATTTCAAATAAGTTAGGGTCAAAAAAATCAGCAGGCAGTACATTTTCTATAGGCTTATTGAGGGGCTTCCAAAAATCTGGGAGCTCTTCGGAAATAGCCTTAGCTTCTTTAAGACTGCAATAGTTTCCAAAAAAAGGAATATTTTTGACACTCGCTAACCAATTCTTTGTACTAATAAAGTGAAGAGGCCACCACAAAAGAGACATAAATCCATATGATATATTTAATTTGCTATTACTAGCTAAAGCTATATGGTATCTACCCTTTTGCATATATAAATCTAGTTCTTTTCTAGTGGCAAATTTCGGCCGAACCACCACTATATCCCTACCCTTATACTTCTTAGCTAAGTAAGATTCTTTTGAACTAGGCAATATTGCTTCAGATACCTGGCCTTTACCTATATAAGTAGCTACATGTGTACAACTAGCCGCTTTATTTGAGTAGCCCAATGCAAGCTGTGTCTCATATATTTTAGTCGGTAACCATTTGTCCGTCGGTAGAAATAGAACTTGATACCCTATCTTCAACATGTTCATCTTCGTTTTCATGTGCATCTAACACCCCCCATAATGTTATGATTAAACCAGCTCCCACCATTACAACACCTGCTATGGCCATGGCTCTTGCTAATTTTTTTTCAGGTTGAGCTTTTATCGCTATGATATCTTTTGTATTCCACTCCACCTGCTGGGCAGTAGCAGTGAAGTCATTTACTTTATGGAAAATACTATCTATATTCCCATCTATTCTCTCTATACTTTTACCTTGCATCTGTATCATTTTTACTATTAGTTCTGTTTTGTCAACCACCTAACACCTTCCCTTTCACGGTTTTTCGTTCTTTATTTTTCTCAATTTGTTTTAACTCAGCTTGTATTTTTGGATTTAATTTAAGTTTATTTTGAATTTTATTATGTTTAACTATTCCTATCTTTTTTATGACAAGAGGAATAACCTGTTTAGCTAAGTTGGTGTCATCATATAACGCGTCAACCAATTCTACTGAATTGTTGGTAGGAATGTGTATAGATGTTTTTGCGTCTAGCTTAAGATGTAATGTTTTTTCATCATTCGATAATTCTATATCAGATACCGTCTTAGACACTTCTTCTTGAGAGTATTCTCCAGTGTGGTCACCATCTAAATCAATAATAGGTGTACCAAGCATTACTGAAAAAGCTCCAGTTTGTTCATTAAAATCTTTTATTTTAGTAAGAGATGCACATTGTGCCTGCCACATGAAACCTGCTTGCACATGCCCAGCTACAGTTGCGAATGGGTATATACAGAATCCGTCAACACTAATACTTAGTAGGTACAGTGTGTCTAAGTTATCCTCTATGGTAACAGTTGACAATATAGTAGGGATAACCCTCTTCTTTGTGGAAAACTGAAGCATTTGTTGTATAAATTTATCTGTGTCGGTATGTCCTGCCGAAAAGTTATCTAAGTTTTCCTCGTAGTCCCTCTGGTCGATTAGATCAGCAATTGCTGCATGTATTCTTTCTGGATTCACAATAGATGAGCCATCTACTAATTGATTCATATTTTGTACAGAAGCAGATTGAAGAGCTGTTATATCTGCAGATGAAATTATAGTATTAAAAACTCCTAGATCTGAAAGTAATGCATCACATTCTAAATCGAAAACTCCTGTTTCTTCAGATGCAGTTTGGTAAAAATGCACATAGTCTATATCCGCTGTTATGTTGTAGGTGCTCGCTGTCTCATCGCCGAAATGTATTGAGTCAGCAGAACTAGCAGCAGATACCCCTACTAATGATTCCACTCCATCAATAAACAATGTCGATACTGTTGTTTTTACTGCTAATCTGTAAGTGTGATATACAGACGCATCTAAAAAATAAGTTAATGTTGTCCCATTATTTGCAATAGTCACTTTATCACTGTATATTAAGACTGTTTCTTTTTTTGTACCATCATCTGCAACTAAAGTCAAAGCCCCTGTTCCTGCTGTAACACGACATTTCATGTCAACCCAATACCCATCGGCATTAGAAACCGTCCAATTTGCACCCCCTGCAATTGTGTACACAGCTGTTGCAGTTCCACCAGAACCACCTACCGTGTCTATAGTTAGTACTCCCCCTGATACTGCACAGTCAGTACCTTCATCTGTACCAGTAAATGCCCATGCTGGAGTGTCGGCAGATGGTAACACATCCATATCCAATATAGTGTCTCCAGCTCTTGCATAACCTGAACCAAGAATTAAGTTACACGAATCAGCCCCCACTGTAGCGAGAGTTCCAGAAGCAACCGGAGTTCCTTCAGAACTACCATCGACATAAACATTTAGTTGGTCACTACCAGCGTTATTTACTTCACCAGTTATAATTATATTATGCCAAGATGTACCTGTTCTTAAATCAGTAGTACCAGTGGTTGTACTAGAAGTCCCATCAGACTCCAGTATTGTTGCAATTAACAAACCACTTGAGTTTATGGTTATCTTAAAACTTTTATCTGTTGTCTCCATAATGGTAGTAGACGCCACTGCTGGAGATTTAATCCAGAATGTTATACTAAACGCTCCAGATAGATCTAAATCAGATGTGACTTGAGATGACCCAAAACTGGATTTACCACTTGGTATTACTAATGAAAAAGCTGTATTAGAAAAATCGTATGAACCTAATCCAGTAAATGGTCCGCCAGATGTTGAGATATTAGCCTGCGGAAACTCATATGCATTAGATGAAGTTGCAGGAAAATTAAGAGGATCATCGTTTTGGGTATAATTAGTCACAAGTCCCTTTCGTAATACTTCTTCTATTGAACTCATTAGTAAAGTAATAGTGAGATCTGACCTTAAACTGACGTCTGAGTCACCATCTTGTGCCAATCTAGCCCAGTATGCTGTTTCTGTTTCAGGGTTTTGGTTTGTGTTAGAACTTTGTAAAGACTGGAAGCTCCCCACCAAACTAGTTGTTTGGGTAAAAGTAACTATATTTCCTTCAGCATAGGTAGTCCCTGAACTCCACAGTCCCTCGTTGGTGAAATCTGCTACAGAAGCAGCAGAAGCAGCTGCATTTGTCTCAGCAGTTTCAGCATTTGTCTCAGCAGTTTCAGCATTTGTCTCAGCAAGTTCAGCGGCAGTCTGAGCTGTTTCTGCATCAGTGGCAGAAGAAGCAGCAGCAGCAGCAGAAGCAGCGGCAGAATCCACTACAGCATCGATAGCAGTAGTAGAGTTTTCTAAGTCAGTTCCGCCAGAGTTCCATTGAAGAGCTTTACCTGCTTCTGGTTCCGGCATAGTGATATCACTCGTCTCACTTGTAGTACCAAATTTAGGGATACGCGAAAGCTCTTCGTCAAACTGCTGAAGAATCATTGTATTTTTATCAAGTCCGTTCTCAAAAGCAGTTTCAGGTAAATTCCCTTCAGTTGGGAACTCTTCTTCCTGAGTCAAAGCCATTACTCGTTTTATAAAAGAGTCCTCACTGGAAGTAGGTGCTACTACATACGTCACAGTACCCCCTTCAGTTACTGCGTTTATTGCTACTGTATAGTCAGTAGTAATAGTTTGAAGAGTAGCCACATCTGTCGATGTGTTAATTTTATATACTTCAAGATTGGAACTTGCAAAAATTTTGAAATCAAAATCAAAATCAACTTCAGCTCCATCGCCTGATTCTTGTACCTTATTGGTTGTCTCTGTGATAGCCATTTTAATATGCCCCCTTTTTAAGTGATTTTGTTTTCTTTTCACCTTTTAAAATTTGAGTAACTAATGGAGTTCCAGTTACTTTAGCTGTAATTTTCACCGCATTTTTTATTGCAGTTTCAGTGGTTCTTGATTTTTTTGCTCGAATAACATCTTGTACCAAACTATCTAATGGTGTGGTTGATCCAAAATCTTGGAATAAGTGCCCAATAAAAGGAACCCCACCAAATGTAGAATTTAATACACTTTGTATCATCTCTATTGGGTCTACGTCTAGGCTTCTTTTTTTAATCACTGCCATTAAATATGCTGGTATCAGTATAGTCATTACTCCGCCTTTCATGAATTTAGCAAAAGAACCGAAAGTTTTATCCCCTCCAAATTTTTGATACTCTTCAAACATTACATTAGGGTTTTGGTTTAACTGGTTTTTAAAAGTTGTATATAGTTTTTGCAGCTCACTTCCTCTGAAAACCCCTGGTAAGTGCAAAGTGCCTCCCATTGGTTGAGTGTTTCTTATAAGTTCATCAGCTAAGTCTATCGCTACTTCTTCCGATAACCCACTCATCCAAGCATCTTTATACACGGCTATCCATAATATCGTAGTAGTAACCTGATCTGCTTTTTGAATAGGGATCATCCCCCCTTCTTTAAATTTCTGAAACCAAGTTGATACGTCTCCTATAATTCCAGCGGCTTTCTTTTGAGATAATATCTCTATCATTTCTCTTTCAAAAGAAGAAGGTCTATTAGCCATAAGTACAGACTTACCTGCCGCAAACCTGATAGCTGCTCTTGGATTTGTGAGAAATATAGCAGTTTCTCTAGCCACACTAGTCATTCCTGCCTGATTCATCCCAGTGAAAATAGATACAGGTTGCCTAGCCATCGATGTTAAGTTATACCCTAAAACAGCTGTCACATAGTTTGTTCTTAAGAATCTAGCCACCTTATCGAAAGCTGTTATCGCCGCTCTGTTCCCACCATATGCAACATCTTTTGTCCATATGTCTAATTGGTTCCAGTACTCCTGTCCATGAGTGTCGACTATAGCTTTTTTCACACTGACATCATTTAAGTATTTAACTACATCTCTGATAGCTGGTGTAAACGCCTTGTGGTGCTCTACCCTTTTCCAATTCTGTAATATATTTTCTAAGTATGAGAACTTCTTAAATGCTAACTCAGACCCACCTCTTGTCTTAATAAACCCTTTCGCTGTCCCTGCCTTTCTTACTTTACTTCTTGCTATAGCTTCTGCAGTTATTGCTTCTCTTGGTGTAAATCCTTCAGTTAGCCCAAGTATAGAAAAGTAGTTAGATGTTTTTTCCAACCTGGTCCCTGCCATTGCCATATGTACTTCATTAAGTTTTACCCATTGGTCGTTCTCGTAAAAATCAAACATGTCATGGACTGCCTGTTTTTCAGCAGGTGATAATGCATCTGACAGTAATTTAATGTCAGTAGACGTCAGCCCAGACCCTTTTAAATGTGCTAAACTTTCTGGGTTAAAACTATGAGCATACACAAACATCATTGTATCTTTAGTCACACTTTTGAATCTACCAACTTTATGTTTTTTACTTACCATTTCAGTTATATCTAACTCTTTATGGATATCTTTTACCTTGTCTAAAGTTCTTCTCCCTTCCTTCATCTCACTTTTTGCTGCGTCCCACATACGTTTCCAAAGTACTTTTGTATTAATACCACCTTTCTTAAAAGAATCTAAGTTTTTTATGAGCCTTTCTGGGCGAATATTTGCGAGTACAAATCCTTTCGCCTTTGTAATTGCTGTGGCTATCTTTCCTTTTTCTACTAAAGAAGCCTCAAAAGCAGTATCTGTACTTAACATCTCCCCTTTAGTGATATTGGATATCCCTTCTTTTGCGATCTCACCAAAAGATCTCTGCTCTGCTTTAGCTAATAGTTTACCTTTTATAGAACCTAAATGCCGTAAATGTTCTATAGCTTTATCAATCTCCATCAACTCAGTGAATAGTAAATTCTCAATTGGTACCTTACCGAGATCATCTATTAGCTCTTGAGGGATATTGATCATCTCTCCGGTGGCTTTGGCTTGTTCCATAAACGATCTTAATCTTTCTCTTTTTGCTAACGTTTTAGTCGTTCGTTTTTTTAAGTTGTACAGTTCTTGTATCTGCTCTATTTGGTCTTTATATCCTATTGGCGTACCCTTAGAAGGTGGTTTGCTAATTCTGGCGACTATCCTTTTAGTTTCTTTTTTAATGAATGCCTTAATACGTTTACCTTCTGTTTGCATATAATTCTTCAACTTGTCTTTCTGTTGCTGTACAGCTTTACCTTTCTTAAACCATTCTTTGGTCTTACCTTCTTGAGCTTTGTTTATTATATCAAGCAGTTGATTCTCGTTAAGTGTTTCAATATTTTTAGTGCTTTTAATATTCAACATATCATACATCTTTGTCCTAAAATCTTCTATCATTGTGACCATTTCTTGTTTAGCTTCTGGTGTTTTAGCTTCTTTAATAAGCTCTTTCTTAACCTCTGGTGTAAATTCTGGTTTAGTAACTTCATCGATAGTTACTTGCTCTATTCTTTCTGCAGTTTCAACTTCATTGATAGCTGCTTCTTTTGCCATATACGCTGAGTCGTCTTTAAAGTGTTCCACTAAATCAGGATTACTTCGTATAACTTTATGACTAACTTTACGTCCCTCATCAATAGCCTTTATGACTGCGTCTGTGTGGTCATTCATTATGTCCTGTACATTTGTCTTAGTCGCTGTACCTTTTTGTTGTGCACGCACCGCATCTGTGTATTCATTAAGAGGTAGTGCAGCAGGTTTCTCAACCATTGCTTCTATCTCCTGTTTACTTTTATCAGCAAGAAGACTCTTCTCTTTAACTTCAGGTTTTGGCTTAGGTTTAGGTGTGACTTTAGGTTTAGGTTTAGGCTCAAAAACGACATTAGATACAGTCTTAGCTCCTCCCCCAAGAACACCACCAAAGGCAGCTTCTTTAAAAGCTTCTCCTTTGTCTACTTCCCCCTTAACTATAAGCTGACTCCCTACAGATTGAAGACCTTCTTGCCCCATCTCTCCAAGTGCAGCTTTGAGCACATTTCTACTTTCAGGAAAAAACATACCTCCAATAATATCGGTAGCTATATTTAATGGGACATTATATGTAAATACTTTAAGAGCATTTATATCTGCTAACTCTGGTTCACCTCTTTGTATAGTCTCTTCTCTAGCTGCTCCAGCTTCCAAGGCTGAGTCTATGAGCACATTCACCCCGACACCTAATGATGCCGCTATCTTAGGTGCCATTGAGAGCATTTGACCAAGTTTAACTGTACCAAAAGCTGGTATAAAAGTTAGAGCTGATAGACCAGCTGAATGAGCAAACTCCTCAAAAATATTAGGATTCTTAACCATTAACTTATCTGCCTGCTTACCAGTGAAATCCCCTAGTACTTCTCCTAAATCGGTTACAGAAGATGTCTCTAATAATGTGTCAATAGTAGGAGTTCTTGGAAAACCAGCTGCATCAAAACCCTTTTTAATTAAATCAGTTTGAATATTAGAAGCTCCTCTAAATGCAGAAGCTAATAGTCTTGGAGATGATAACGCTCCTGATACCACCATTTTACTTGCTCTTTTTATCTTACCCCCTACCTCATCAACAATACTCATTCTAGTTTTATCTATATCTAGTATTGCAGAAAAGAAAGAATCTGATGCACCACTCTCCCCTCCTTCGGTCTCAAGTGGTGGATTAGCTTCTTCCTCAGATATTTCTACTAAGGACGTGATGTCTATATCAGAAGGTGCTTCTACAAAATTACCATTCGTGTCTTCAACAACCTCTACTAAATTTGCTACATCAATTGGTTGTTCGTTTATAAATTCTTCACCCACGCTTTATTCCTCCGACCCTATGCGGTGTTCGAACTGTCTCCCCTTTTTTATTAATAGTCACATAAAACATGTCTCCAGTTTTAGGATCCTTCATGTACTTACCTTTGTCCCCCATTGGTTTCTTATCCGCTGGATTCAATCGATCTTCTTCCTCTTGTGCAATACTTCGAACGATGTTGTCAATTTGGTCGTTAGTCATAGTCCCATTAAACGCTTGATCCGTAAAACCAGTGGTTATTAGGTTGTCATGAGACTCTACAAATTTAGTATATGCCCTAATTAACGCATCATCTTTCTGTTTGTCACTGCCCCACTTGACCCCGTTAGCCCAAGCGTGTATATTGTCATACCCTCGTTCTAGTTTGCTTTCAAACCAATGATTTTTCCCTTCCTCTTTTTTAATAGTGTTCCGTATTGACGGAGTTAATTTAGTTAAGAATCTGACAAAAGTTTTATTAGATAGCTTACCAGCGTCTCTTGCTATAATTATATCTCTATTTAATTTTATAAGAGATTCTAAGTTGTCTAGATCTGGACCCTCTTTTAAGCCAGCTCCTAAAGAAAAAAGCTTTCTCTCAAGATCGATTCGTGTCGTTCTATCATCTGGTACATCCCCCTTTGATGTCTTTAGCACAATGCTTCTCATAGATTCTAATGCTTGAATATCTTCAGGGCTATCACCTCTTTCTATTGCTGTCTTAACATCTGTAGTAATCATATTTGGGGTCAGTGTTCCTTCGTTTATAGCATTTGCATATTTCTGATATTTCTGAGAAGTATTTATTGCTGTATTAAATTCTACATTGTCTGCTCTAGTTTTAATAGCAGTGTTCGCATCTTTCTGTAATTTTCGTACATCCTTACTATCCATCAACTTATTTGCTAAGCCATCATCCAGCCACATCTTCACCCTTACTGGGTCTTCAGTTAACTGGCCATTGATAAAAGCTTCCGTTAAAGCTGCTTTCCCCTCTTTTAAATACTCTGGATTTTTTGTCTTGTGCAATACCAATGGTGTTATGGTTGCAGCATACTGCTCGAATGCGACTAATTCTTTTGAAAAGTCCAAAAGTGCGTTTTGCCCGCTAATATTAGCCACAACATCTGTTGCTTTACTTACCCTATCCCCTAAAGCTATACCTGCTTTAGTTATCTTCATTCGACTTGCGTCACCATTTGCTTTAAGTGACTCAGTATTGATATTACTTCTTGTGTTCTTGTTAACTATCTGTTTGACTCTTTCAGATTTTATATCCTTTAACATATTTGTGGCTATGTCAGTCCCCATCTTTCTAACAGATTCAGTATACCCATCGGGATCATTATAGAGAGCTTTTTGGTTGTCTTCACCATTTATGCTCTGTTGATACTTTGTTTTAAAATTATATACATGGTCAGCTGCTTCAATCACATCATATGATTTCTGCTGAACATCCAGGATAGCAGATACCTTTTCAATCTGAGAACTAACAGCATTGACAGCTTGTCTTTTCGAGTTAGCCATAGATACCCCTGTTGCAAATTTCGTTTGACCTAATCGACTAACTGCTCCACTACGTATTCTCGCTGCCTCAGAACTTCCAGCAGCAGCTATCTCTCCTGATCGTCCAAGATTCGGTACGCCTACCGCCGATGACGCCAGTTGTCTTCTTCTAAATTCCGGTATTACAGCCATAGGTGTTAATCTCCTTTACTTTTTATACTAAGCGAAAAGTCCAGATATGTTAGTGTTAAACATTTGTGTTCGTGCTTGGCTTTTAGCCGCACGTCCTTGATACCTTACTCTTTTACGCTCTGTGTCCGCTTCAAATATTCTTGCACCAGCGATCTGCTCTGCTTGAAATAGTCTGGCTCTGCCTTCTGATCTAATAGCACCAGCTTGTGCTATCCCTAATCTTTTTATATTCTTAGCTCTTTGCTCAAGAGCTTCAACTTGTTTTTGTGTCTCAACTCTAGTCTCTTCTAATACTAGGAGAGGTGATCCAGTTAGGTCAACTCCATTTTTAAGAAAAAGAAGTTTTTGCTTTTTCCTAAAACGCTCCCCTTCTTTAAGTACCTGACCCGATTCAATCATAGCCTCCATAGCTTGTATCTCTGAGTTTATAGTATGGAAAGTGGCGTCAGTTTGAGCACTCTGCATGGCCATTTGGCCTCCGAGTATATCCATCTCAGCAGATTCTCTTGCGTACTCTCCTGACATTTCTGCGAAGTCATTAGCCTCGTCAGCATATCGGTCAACACTTTTTTTATTTTCATAGTTAGCCCATAATGATAGGCCTGTAGTAATAGCAGCAACAGCAGTCATATTAATATACTCCAAACGTCATAGTCTTTTTTATCAATTGAATACTTCACAAGAGTGCTTTCCAAGCTGAATCCAAGCCAAGAAAAAAATCTTCTATTTCTTTTATTCTTTACTGACTTAGCTTGTACTCTATGGAAGTCACCTTTTTTAATTAACTTATATAATAAAATAGTTATAGTGTTCATGTATAACTTAGTGTATTTACTAATATGCTTAGATGGGATTGACCATATCTCACATACACCTTTCCAAAAAGAAGTATACCCTAATGCTGTTATAAAAACACCGTCTTTCATTAGCGTAAATCCTGTATGGCTTTCTTCAAATTCAAATAAAGCGTCCTTCATATTCCCTACTTTACCGAATAGCTCTCGGTCTTCATCCCTCATATCTTCTGCTTTTATATGTTTAGCTCTAAAAGGTATAAGTTTAATTTTACTCATTAGTTGTCTCCATAAATATATCTACTAATTGGACAACACAGGGAAGTGGTACTACTTGCTCTATGTATATGTGTTTATCTTTACTCCATTTATCCTGAAAGGTTACCCTCTTAACTCCTGAAAATAAAATAGGAGGTCTATTCATATAGTCTACAGTACTTCTAAAAAATATCTGTTCCATATTGTACAAACTCGTACCGAATCTAGCACCTACAGTATTTAAAAATCGTATTCTCCCTTCACTAACATTTCGTTTCTTAGTTTGAGAAGCCCCCATATCCCCACCAGCTTCTATCCCCATTGTCTTAATGTACCCAGTATACCCTAATCCAATATGAACTATACTCGCTTCATAGTCTAAACTTACTGCTCCACTCGATACTGTTTCGTTAGGGTGCACAGCCCCGTCAGTAACTACGTATACTGTTTCACCTTCTAGGTGTTCTAGCCCAGATATGGTACTAACTGTTAAAAACCAATTTCCAGAACTGACTGCATCTGTGGTATCAAATGCTTTCTTTACACGGCAAGTTACTTCTGTCCCACTAGTATACGCGGTTATTACAGCTCTGCCTCCTCCTACACCATCTACATACTTTTTCCAAATTTCATTTCCTACATCATCAGCTGTAAAAACAGAAGCACTCGCAGTGAATGTAACTGAATCCCCGGTAACAGCAGCAGGAGTTACATTTGCCCCAGCAGCAGTCCCACGAGCACTTCCGTCGAATGTTAAAGAGCTATCAACATGCTTGTATTCTTTCTGTTTTTCATACACTGCATTTTGAAATGTTGTTATATCAGAAGACTCATTTGCCGCTGAAGTAAAATAATCTAATTGTTCAGGATAGGTGGGTGTGTCTGCAAAATATTCGACATACCTTTTAGTTGCCCCGTTTATCGTTCGCTCTACTACAACCCAAACTTGGTCAAAAGCATCATCTTGTGGGAGTACCCCTACACTTAATACTTTCATGTCGGTACCACCTAGTATGTGTCTATGCCATCCAGATACGTCTTCTCTCGATTTAAAAGTAAGTCCAATTAATACTCCATCATTTCTGACTGCCCAAAGAATATCAGGTCTGCCAGTTTGAAATGCAATTTGAGTGATACCACTTTCAGTTATATGGTCCGCAACTAAGTTTCTGTCAATAGAAAGATAACTATCTATAACCACATCATACTCTAAACTTCTTATTATAAGTCCTCCTCGCTGAACATATATGGTAGTATTCCCAGAAGGTATTGGCATAACATTTTTATTACCAAGTGCGTCAATGGATTTATTTTGAATACTATCTGGTGCGATAGGAAGGTCATCTCTGCTTCCCGTTATTTTTCGTATACCGCCAAACGTCCCAACAGCTAAAAATCTATTCGTTCCTGACATCCAATGTATCGTATCAACTTTACCTGATTCAGGGGCTAGTGTGAAAATAACAGCATGGTCAGCATCGGCTCCAGTAGTAAAATCGTCATACCTAGGTGTCCCCGTTGAATCAGGAGCTCTACTCATATACATTGTTTCCGGATTATCATTAGTCCCACCGTATGCAAGTCTAGCTTCATAGAATGCTACTGCTCCTGGATATTTATCTGCTCCAGTAAATGGGTCTGTGGTACGAGAAAATGTTGCGATAGTAAATGCAGTCGCCCCTGTTCGTGTAATTTTTATAGGTGCATAGCTTCGATGAACAGAATACATAACATCTGCATTTTGAGCCACTTTAAAAGTAAAAAGGTCAGCTTCTGCGTATGGGGACGCTACTTCAACAACTACGTTAGCAACGCCCCCAGACGAATAAGCTGTAAACCCAGAAGTGTCTACATCGTTACCATCTATATCAGTTAATTCAAATGTATTGGCGTCACTGTTAGCTACAAGGTACGAACTACCATTTACTTCAGTCATACCAACTACATCATATAAATACACCTCATCCCCGTCAGAATAACCATGAGCTGTCGCTGTAACTACTCCAGGGTCTGCTTGTGTGATATCGGTAATAGTTTTGTCCCCCTCAACGAGTGGGCCCCCATTTACAAAAACCCGCATGAAAAGATCAGTAAATTCTAGTATGTACGCCTGGGCGTCACTGAATTGAAATTCAACTAGTCGGGCTATTTTATTCAGTCGCGTATGACTTGAATATACAGTGCCTGTTCTAAATCTAGCAGGTCCTTGAGTTTCAGGGATAAAATTCTCCATACGTTCCGCTCCGTTCTGAAATAACTTCAAATCGAATCGACCTCGTATTTTAGGTGATAATTCTCCTGATGCGAAATTAATTAGAGTAGTGTTTCCGAACGTCATACTGCCCCCTATCTATCAAAAGTTGTGTACGGTGACGCGACTCCTGCCTGCATATTTCTCCTAGAATTAGTAAAATTACTTCTTTGGATTCTTTTAGGTGGTCTCTCTTGACCATCAACTCCAGCAGCTACTTCTCGTGCTTTTTGCAAAAGCGTCTCAACTCGTTTTACAACAGTATTTTTTCCAGTTATTTGGTATGCTATGTTAGAGGCTAATTCTAAAGCCAATAGTTTTACAAAAAGAGAATCAAATTTATTAACCGACACTTGGTCAAATATGTATATAATCTTTAAAGTTGTCGCCCCATTATTGTCTAAGATGATCTGACCATTCTCAATTTCATATTCTTTTCTATAATCATATAGAGAGTCGTCCCCTATAGATAATAAACGGATAAAATTATTAGGAAGATTATATGCGTCCGCATATCCGAAAATTGGAGATGTAGCATTTAATGATAAATTTTTTCTAGTTTTAGCAAAGTTCCAAATATATTTTCGAAGAAGTTCCCGACGAGTATTATCATACCATCTGGCACAAAGAGTTTCAGTATCAGTTACAGGTGCCTCGATACTAGATATGGGAGCTGCCTCCACATAATCAAGAGCCAAGTTACAAATGTTAACAGCATTAGTGGCGGCGGACATACGCGTACTCCTATATGTTAAAAAAGTGGCGGAGTCGTTACCTCCGCCAAACCAACGTGTTACGTCAGAGGGTAGTTATAATTAACCTTGTATGAATTCTAGCATTACCACAACCGTAGCTGCAGTTGTGCCGATAGTTGGGCACGTAAACGCTATATCATATCTTGGTTTCTTAGTTGCGTTAGTTGCTCCAGCATGCTCATACAGTGTGTACCCAGAATTCTCAATAGCCATATTAGACAACCCATCTACAGGAGACGATCTAGCATTACCTGCACTGATGTCTTCAGCATCTAAGAAAACATTGTCATCTACCACAGCACCTGACTCTGTGTCGTACAGTCCCATGTTCCAATCTGTAGCATTTGTAAGAGCATCATTATATATCTTTGCATCAGTTATAATTAACGAACTATCAAGTCCTTTTGCTATACGAAGTACTGATGTGTCAGAATCCGCAGCAACAGTTTCAAAAACCACCATCATCTTAAGTGTTTTTGCACCACTGATAAAAGCGGAATTAGCTAACTTACCAGCTTCGGCATTTGCATTTACATATTTATCTACAACAGCCATGAAATCCTCCTTTGTTATTCAGTGAATGTAACTTTTTGTACTAAAACGCCTTCTGTACGTACCGCACCCCAAATTCCTGTAATCTGAACTTGTTTGGTGTTTACATAATCAGGACGTTTATCAATTTCTATAGTCATGTCTTTTGCCATACCTACCACAATACCTCTGGTACTCATAGCAAAACTAGTTCTAACTGCACTAGCAATTGGGAGAACAGGGATATTAGCACCTGCCGCAAATTTGACAATGTTCATACCTACTGCATAAACCATTTGTCCTTTGTCTACAACAAACTGTCTTGAGAAGTCACCTGATGTTAATTCAGTTTCTTTCATTAACGCAGTATGCTCGTCTCCAGATATACCCATAACAATAGTTTCAGGGATATCATTTCCTACATCTGCATCGATAAAGTTTTGTTGTATTTCTAACAATTTTTCATAAGTTAGTCCTGTTGTAGCGTCTACTGTCGCTCCACCATCTGAAGCAAAAGTAACAGTAGTATCAAAATCTCTACCTGTTGCTACGCTTTCCACAGTTGCTTCTACTATAACTTTGTCGTACTTCCTCTCCATTGCTCGGATACAAGCTTGTGCGTATTCGCCTTCAGGATTAAAAAGAACAGCAGCTACATCCATGCCGTCTATAGGAAGAGTCACCACAAATCTTCGTCGTCTGATTTTTCGTCTATTGTGTTCAATGTCATTAAACACTGTTGCTTGTATGCGTCCACTAACCTCTTGTGCATCTACAATCCCTAAACCATCGTACGCGAATATATCTCCTGTCATTTGGATAATACGAGTGTACGGTCGTAATCTAGCACGGATTTGTTGAGCTTGGGCATGAAGCATATCAGCAAATTGGATAGGCATATTATTGTCTATTGAATTACCCATAGTAGTCTCCATTTTTTTTTAAGTTCAAAACCATTTTAATCAGTCTCGATACCCGTTTAAACGGACGCTACCTAGTCATGTCAGTGACATATCTGGATAGTTTAACTATCAACAAGCGGACGCTGTACCATGTACAGAGATACCCACTAAATACCCTTATATTAAACAAATTTTTTTTTAATTTGTCAAGGAAAAAAATGAACTTTATTTATTAATCTTTACTATAGTATCATTTATCTCGTTAAGACGTTGCATTATTCTCGGATGTTCTGCATGAAATTTATTTCTAAATCCTTCTGAGCCATATAGTTTCACCCGTTCTGCCCGAAGGGTATTTATATTTGCAACAGGAGCTGCAGGGCCGGTGCCTTTGCCACCAATTTTATCTTCACTGATATACTCTTTTGTAAATCCATCAATAGCTGCTGCAAAAGTCAGTAATACTTCATCAGATGCCTCTTCCATTTTAGCTTTAAAGGTTTCAGGTACATACTTACTAATAACTTCTTTTGCGTTATTTAAAATCTTATCCTTACTATCTCCAAAAAGCTCAGTAGCACTTTCTTCAAAAGCCTTAATGCTATCTGTTTTATCTTGATCTTGCTTTTCAGTCATACTCCGCACTAACTCATCAAATCCTTTTTGGATACCGACTCCCTGTTTTTTAGATAAGTTATGCTTAAAAAATAAATCTTTTACATTTTTAGCAAAATCTTCGTCAACTTCAGCTCCTTCAGCTATCTCAAATTGGTAACCTTCCGCATTGTCAGGTTTCCCAAATGCTTTATAGAAGCTAGCTGAATCCTCTGGGGACGTGCTATCATCAGGTATCCCTGCTGGTCTCTTTCCAATTAACGATTCAGCTCCATCTAATTTTTTGTAAAGAGATGGGAGATCGTTTATGTCTTGAAGGTACGGTTTATCTCTATACTCTTCAGGGATTGTGTCTTTAAAATTAGGAGTATTATCTCCTACAATTGGTTCTGTGTTTGCTGGTATTGTCGCTGGGTCACTCATACTTTTCTCCTTTTTTAGATTTCAATTTTAGATCTTATGTTTTTCGAAAGATACTTCCTTATGCTAATCCATATAGTACGACACCCTTCATTAAATATCATACTAGAGGCATCTAGCCCTCCTGTATGTGGGTTATGCATACAGTTACTTTGGTTGTATCCTGTACTAGTGAATATCCATTTCATGGCTCGGATACCACCCTCTGTAGTACAGATTTCTTGAAAATCTGCAATTCTTTGTTTTTTTAATATTTCTTCTTGTTCTTGCCGGTGACTCACTTGCTTTTGTGACTGTGCTATTTTATTCATATTCTCTCCTTACTTCGAATTTTGTCCTTGTATAGACGCCTGCCCCTGCCCGATGTTACGGACAATCTCAGATTGTTCTCTTGCATTATCTAACTGCTCTCGCTCTTCTGCAATTTGATTTCGTGAATCGCGTATAGCTTCTACTTGTTCTTTAATTTTTAAGAGTTTGGTAGGTGCCCCCACCAATTCAGCATACATTTTAATTGCCTCATCAGCATCTATATTATCAATCATGTCTGCTTTTATCGAAACATTCTGTAGTGCAAAATCAAAAGTGGAAAGTATACCTGTTACTTCTTCACTTTTTAATACTCTAGCCGCTGGAGATATATACTGAATTGTATACGCCTCTTTACCTTCTACCATTCTTTGAACTATGATATCAGGTATGTACATTGGCTCTATGCCTTGCTCCAATAATACTAACTCTTCTGGACTTCCTGCTACCACTCCCATTAATCCTTGTTTTAGCAGTATGTTAAAAGTTCTATTAATTAGTGGTGTGAATAATTCAGTAGTCTGTCTTGAGAAAATGGGTCCTAAAGAATCCCCTCTGATCTTATTTCGTATTTGTGCTTCTCCGAGAGTCATTCTCGTTTCATTATTGAGGTCTAAAAGCCTATCTAAAAAGAAAGCATTCATTATTGAATTCTGTATGTCTATGAGTAGTTGCTGTGCACTTTTGAGTTCTCCTACTGTGAATACCGGAAAGATCATTTTATCCGCTGAAGATATCCTTCCAGAGGGATTAAATACGTTAAGTGCTCCTGCTGATGTATCTATTACTCCTCCACCTAATCGCCCATCATCTAATACTGCCAATGGGGGATCCATTTGTTTCTCAATAGCGATAGTTATTGCTTCTTTAATAACATTAGCTTCAATGATATCTGGAAGAGCATTCATTGCAAAAGATCTACCATACACCTCTTTCATAGCTTTAAAAAATCTAGCAACCGCAACTGGCATTTCTTCAAAACCACTTTCCCTCAGTATCTTTTCGTCATTAAATTCTATATGAATAGATGCAATCGGCATAGCTTTATTGCCAAACTTAGTACGCTCTCTGTCAATTCTAGTTTCTATAGCATGTAGAACATCCACTTTCCTCTCTGCATCCCCTTTAGTAAATGCATCCCGTGACGTTGCACTTATGTTTTCAATCCCGTACTCTTTAACTAAAGAACGAATTGTCATAGATTTATAATTATATATTGTGTCTATTGATCCATCAGGGCCTTCATCGAGATACATAGTTTTTACATCCCATGCCTCGTACCTGATAGGAGGTTCACCCAATATATCTTGCTCAAAAATTGCTACCCCACTAGTTCCAAAACCTGTTTGATCAGGCATATACTCACCAAGGGCTACCCCTAGTCTGGCTTTTGGGTTATCCATAATATCTGTTTGCGTTTCAGTTATCTTTTCAAAATATTCTTTAACTTCCGCCAAAGTATTATCAACACCTTTAGGTGCTACAAATCTAAAAGACTCTGCCCCATTAGGCCATAGCATCCCCAGTAAAATAGACGATGACGACATGTTTGCACTTGGCCCAGTACTGTCAAATAACTCTCGATTTAAAAACTCTCCAGGAGTGATAGTAGTTGTGAATTGCTGTTTTCTTGTCATTACAAATTCACCAATTGTCTGGTAATGGTCATTCCAAACTGACTTATTACTCTGCATATCTTTAAATCTTAATTTTATTCTTTTTATTTTATCAGATGACATTATTCCTCCTTTCTCGATTTTATCTCGAGTCTTATCCTTGATAATACTTCTTGATTTTTTTGAAGTTTAATATTTAGTTTCTCTTGAAAAACTAAAATATTATATGCTATTACTTTTAACTCATCAGTGGTTTTCTCTTTAACGCTCAAGATCTGTCAACTCCTTTAAGTACCGCTGGTATCTTGCTAATTGGTTATACTTTGTGTATAACTCTTCTTCAAAATACTTAGTTTCTTTTTCAATTGTAGGGATTAACTTTTCAGCAAGACATCTTTTTAAAAATCTAGTTTTTGCTTTTGCATCTTTTGATATTACAATCTCTTGATTTTCTAAAAAAAAACTATAAGGAAGTACCTTAAGTAACTCATTAATTAATTTATCTAGCATATTCTCTCCTTTATGTTTTTAATGTTTGTCTGTGTGCTCGTACCAATCTAATTCCAATGACACCCAAGTATTAGCGTAAGTTGTTATAGACGCAACATATTTAGTATTTGGTTTTAGGATAAACTCATTAATTCCTCTCGCTCCACCACCAGTTAATGTTTTACCATTAACACCAGTTCCCCCCGTTCTTACTGTGTATAAAGTAGTAGCTCCATCCGTTGTCCCTCCTGTTGGGGTTCTTGTAATAATTGTACCAGCTGTCGTTGGTGTTCCGACTCTATTTCTATTCACTTCAGTTAAAGCAGTCCCATCCGTTCTGTCACTCCCCTCTGTAATAAGGACAAGTATCTCACCAGTTCCGTGAATATTAAAAAGCATATGTGAATATGTTGTAGTATCCGGTGTTGTAATCTGCCATTTCATCGTAGTAGTGTCTACATTTTGAACATCACAACAATTAAAACTACTACCAGAATGTATTTCATGATGTGCGTACTCTATTGTTTGCAAAGAATTAGTAGACGCATCAATTCTTATGTCGTCAGTTTCACCTGCACCGCTCCCCCATCTACCAACTATATTTTTCCATCTACCCATATTAGTACCAGCCCTCCGTTGTTTCGTATACTATAATAATAGACTCGCTATCATCTAGTGTTATGCTAGAGTTAACTCCTATCAAATTCTCTGACCCATCAGGAGATATTGTTAATTGATTCCCTGATGTTCCAGTATTTACAATTCTATACTCAGTCCCATTATTGCCTTCAGGAAGAGTGATTGTAAACGCTCCTCCGTCTGTATCGCAGAATACGTTATGATGCTCATCAGTTAAAGTCAGATTAGCTGTCGCCCTGATCGTATGAAAACGTACTCTCCCATTAACCATTAGGGTCCCAAACGTTGAACTGTCTGAGCTGTCTTCAACACTAAAATCTGCGTATATATTTACTGAAGCCATACGCTCCCCTTACGTTTGATTTATCTCAGCTATGTCAGCTTTTGCAACTGTATTTACTTTTGCCATATTTGCAGCAGCTACACTATTAATTTTATGAGTCCATCCGCCACCAGCGGAAACATACTCATCTGCCCCAATATCCCATGTTCCCGTTCTTGTATCTCCATCAATATCATCTGTATAAGAAATCCCGAAACCTGTCGTACTATTCCCACCATAGTCCAAAGCTCCTGTATCTGTTGACTCTAAATGATAATCATAGTTAGTGTCATCAACAAAAGAAAATGTTTGATTATATCTGTTATTTGCTCCTGAATCAATGTCAGATTGAGCGTTATCTTCTGTCCAAGAACTATAATTGACAGTTAAAGTATTCCCTTCATAGGCTGCCAAAAAAGCATCAGCACTAGTTATTATAACGTTATAAAGAGTACATGTCGTATTTGCTCTTACGATAAATCTGCCTGTTGAAGTACAATTATAAAAAAGATATGTTAAATCAGTGTCATTACAGTCAATGCCATTAAAAATAGTATTGTATACCCACATTGAAGCAGCAGAAGTCGACCCCGATAAAAAACTGCCTTTGAAAATACAACTATCTACCGTGACATTACCATAAACTTGTTGTATTGACACGCTTACTGTTACGTCTATTTGCAAACTTCTGAAAACAGTGTAATCTTCATACGATAATATATTTGGATTTGTTGTCATATCCATTCGATAGTGAGATGTTGACCAAGCTCCTGTATCATTATCCCCAATAACTGTTACATTATAATCTTCACTTGTTGTAAAGCCGTTAAGAAGCAATCTCCCGCCAACATTATCTTCTGTTGAGCCTGAACAATATACAGACATTGTGTCCCCGCCACCATCCGTTAAATCCTGCCCCTCTGCGGCTTCCCATTCCACTATTCCTGCATAAGCTCTATTATCTCCAGTTGTTGCATTAGTAGTTCCGTCGCCCCCTGATGTGCTTGCAGTATTTACATATCTTTCTATTAATGCCGAATACCCTGAACAAGCAAATAAAAGAATTAAGATTAATAAATATTTTTTCATATTATTCCTCTTTTGTGACAACATTACTTTCTAATTGTGCTATAGTGATTGTTATCTCTCTATCCGCTTCTAATTGATCTTTTAATTCTTGCGAAAAAGCATCTAAGTCAAAATGATATTTTCTTTTTCTATCATACTCTTTTTCAGTTAAATTAGTACTTGCTAATTCGCTCATATATATTAAAGCATCAGCATAGGATAAAGATTCAATTTTTATAAAATAAAACGCAGAATTTACACATTTTTCTTTTAATGTTCCATCTTTATAGACTAGAACAATATCACCTTTTTTATAATGCGTTTTGTTTTCTTTAATCTCGCTTGCATTCATGTTCTCTTTATATGAATAATGCTCTTTAGCATAAACTAAAAATTCAGCTGAATAAGCAACATTAACAACAAATATTAAAAATAATATTAAATATTTCATATTAAGATACCTCCACCAATACAAGACTTGGTGCAAATTTTATTACGTCAGCAGTTAATGCAATACCAACAACTTGAACTTGATCGCCCGTCCCACTCGGGGCAGTTGCTGTTAAAGTTCCAACTGTATCACTAACATATATAATTGCTCCAGGGGTCCAGTCCCATGTGTCATCTCTGATATACCCGTCAAATAAAATTGTTTTTGTTCCAGTACCAGTTTCTAATGCTAATGCTATACATGGCATTGTTGTTGCCGCATCTGCATCAGCTTCAATATAATTCCCATCAGTGTCTAAATGCAGAGCCGACGCAATTCCGTATGTATTTGCATCAACCGTAACACTTGCAATATTTCCTGCTCCTGTGTGATCTGACGCTGGAGCTATATCCCAAGTTGTATGAGACGCATCTCCTTGAGTTGAACTTGCAATAGTTGGAGTTGTTAACGTTGGAGAAGTGAAAGCTGGTGATGCTCCACTTGACACATCTTGATCTAATCCATCTAAAAAAGCCCATTCATTTGTATCTACAGTATTTGCACCTATTTGAACTGACGTTGCAGTTGCCACTCCAATTGTAGGTGTAGTTAAAGTTGGAGATACAGAGAAAACCATTACTCCAGTTCCCTCTTCATCCGATATATTAGCTGCAATTCCTGCTGAATTTGTTAAAGAAGTTATTACCCCAGTTGTTGTAGCTACCCTCATGATACCAGTAGATAGAGCAGCTAAAGCTTGCTCTGCTGATAAATCACCATCTGCTGTTTGAGTTATATATGTCGCGTCTGTAGGTGCTCCTCCGCCGCCCGATACAACTTCAAATGTTGGTGCTGCAGAAGCTCCGTTAGATTGAAGAACTGTTCCGTCAGCCCCGAATGCTAATTCGATTAATGTTGCACTCCCATTAGAGTAAAATACTCTCCAGTTAGTTGCAGTAAGTCCTGTCGTCACTGGTACGCCTGTAAAATTAGTTCCTGTAAAAGTAGGAGTCGCCCCACTTGTCACATCTTGATCTATATAACTATGATCGGATCCGTTGTTGCTCACATGGCTATATGCCGCCGCAAAATTAGTTTCTTGAGTTGTCGTAATTATGGCATTCCCACCGCCGTCAGAAAAATTATCTGCTGTAAAAGTTGGGGCTGTTCCGCTTGTTACTGATTGATTTAACCCATCTAAAAAAGCCCATTCATTTGTGTCTACTGTATTCGCACCTATTTGAATTGAAGTCGCAGTTGCTACGCCAATTGTAGGTGTGGTTAAAGTTGGAGAAGTTCCAAATACTGCTAAGCCTGTTCCTGTCTCATTAGATAGAACTCCTGCTAATTGAGCCGAAGTTGTTGCCGCAAATACACTTAAATTATCGTTTACGTTAGGGACACCAACACCCCCTTCAGTAACCACACCGCCTTCTAAAGTTCCTGATACAGTCCATCCCCCTGCAATTGTGCCTAACGCATTCCCCCATGTTAAGGTTACGTCCGTCCCTGATACATCAAAAGTCCATATGTTACTTGCATTCGCCCCGTCAGACCAAGTGATTGCATCTAACTGTGCCGGTGCAAAAGTTAATGTTGTGGACACTCCTGCGACATCAGCTTTAGTTAATCCTACACCAGCTGTCAGTTCTTTATCGGCATATGATGTCGCACATATCCCGCAATACATAATGATAATTAAATACTTAAGATACAACATCTTCACCTCCTGAAGTTACATTTTCGCCACCAGACACAACTTGTTCAAGGAAGGCTGCTCCCCAATCCTGTACTAGTACTGCTGATACATAAAGTTCTAATTTTTCAGCTACTGCATTATACTCGAGGTATGTACCCTCTGCAAGAGTAATTCTGTTTGCTGTAACTGTCTCGACTACCGTTAGATTATCTGAAATAATTGTGTCCATGTCAATAGCTAATCCTAATATATTGCTATCTTCACCTACAATATGGAAATAATCGTCAGTATCATTAATCTGAAAAGCACCATATTTAGCAGAGCTAGCGGCACTAATATACCCATAGATTTTAAAAAGTTTGTTTTCTCCAACACTAGATTCACTAAAAGCTGATACAGCCCCAGTAGCACCGCTGTTGAGAAACAAGTCAGTAGCACTATTAAAAAGTATTCCATTGTCGAAATAAAACCTCCCATTGATCTCTACATTATTGTTAAAAGTATTCACTTTAAAAAGCTCTGAGGCAGAAGTACTTTCTACTACAAAAGCTGTATTGGACTGTGATGTTATCTTAAATTGATGGTCATATCCTTCATAGGTTAGATCTCCATCATCGGTCTTAATAACTTCAGCGTATACAAAATCAGTTTCTAAAGTCTCAATTGTCCCGACAACTGCGTCAGTTCGAACTAAAAGGTATATCTTATTAGAGTCGACATAGTCTTCTAAATTTGAGGTATAAGTACCAGATATAGTGTTATGTGTACCGCTGTTTGATGTCCCGACAGATACCCATGTTGTATTAGTGAAATCCCATATCTTTAACGAATATGTAACTCCACTTGTATCTCTCCCTCGCCACAGTACTTTGAGAGACGATATATCAGTTGAGGCTTCATAGATATCAAATTCAAATAAGAATCCTCCGTACTCGTTCGCCGGTGTGGTGAACGTTACTGCTGTGTCATTATTAGTTGCTACATTGGTATAATCAGAGATCTCAGAGCCACCCCAGGTCGCGAGTGGCTCTTGGTTAAGATCTCCTGTTTGGGAGGAACTTTTTGTGGTTATTTGTGATGAGAGAGATGGATTATAGACATACTCATACAGGTACCTCTTCGAATCACCACTTGGTGACATCGAAAAAATATCTGAGAATATGTTCAAAAAAGCTAAACCCGACGCCCCTAATGTGTATGTCGAGTCTATTTGCGGATATACATTCTTAACGTTAATGTCTGTAAGGAAAGGATTTGTAAATATGTCCTGTACGGACATAGTTTTTACTTTTCTTACAGAAGTGTCAAATACAGCAAAGTCATCATCAAGGGCTAAATCAGGGGTGCTTAGTCTATCTATCTCTGTCGTACCAAAGTACGCAAGTTGATTACCAGCTCCCATTATTTATCCTTTGTTACTATGCAGCTCCAAAATATGTAGCATCTACTTTTACAAAAGTACTAGCTGATGCATCCCACACTGGTATAAAATCACCAGAAGCGATTGCTGCTCCAGAGAGTGTATCGAGATTATCGATTGATTTTATGTTCATGATGTCCATTGCTGGGAAAGTTTTAACAATACCAGTTGACGCATCATATACTGGTACTGTGTCAGATGTGGCAATCGCTGCTGCAGTTAAGTCAGATAATTCGTCCATTCCTTTATACGCTAAATTTTTTTCGTCATCAGCCATAATATTTTTCCTCCATTAAGATTATTAATTACTTATTTTTTCTGCGGTAAAACTGTAAGCTGCCCCCGAATCGGTATCAAACCAAATCTGTAATGCATTCCCTTTAGTTGTTCTGAAGTCTAAAGGTAATCCACCTAAGGTGTTAAATGTTGTGTTAGCAGCATGATAGTAATGTGGACCAACTCTAGTGGTACCGTCCAAAAGATAAAAATTGCAAGCATTCTGTATTGATATAATCATATGCTTAATAACAATAGCATTTGCAGCATCTGCTGCCACAAGTGACGTTATACTACCTGAACTTGCTTTTGTTACCCAAGTTAGCCCCTTTGGTCCTGTACCTGCATATACTAAAACTGTAATTAGCAATACTGCTAATAAAAGATATTTCTTCATCCTAGTCCCTCCTCGTTATGGAAATTAATTACCTAAAAGTTTTTTACGTCCGACATTGGGAGTGCCAAGACCTTCAGCACTTCTTTCACCAGATTTAATTAAAGCCAATCTTCTCTTCCCTCTTGCTTTTCTTTTGTCACTCGCAAGTCTATCTGCTTCAGCACTTTTCGCTTTTTCTGCTTCACGTTCTGCAGATAATCTGTCTTTTTCTGCTTGAATTTCTTGGAGTTTCATTTCGTTGTATGCACGAGTTTCTTCTAAAAAAGATCTAGCATTTTCAGCTTGTTCTTCTTGGAAAGATATAAATTGTTGTTGTTTTCTCTCAGTTGCTTCCTTCTGTTCACGTTTCTCTACACCAAGTTGCCATCTGTCATCCGCACGTTGTCTTCGCTCTTTACCACTCTTCCCCATAAATAAATTAGTTACTTTTTTAACTACTGACGACATACTACACTACTCCTTCTTACCTAGATCTGTACTTCATACTAGATGAGTTATTCCTGCTGCTGTTACCTGAATTCTTTCTCAACCTGTTTAGTGTTGAGAGAGAACTTTGATTCTGATTACTTTTATCAAAACTATTTTTCTTTGTCAACCTTTTTTTTGCCATTCCTAAAATTCTTCTAACAGGATATGCAAAAGTAAGTGCTAACGCATCTAAAATCCCAGGGGACTTACCATAGTCTTTTTTAATTTTTTCTTTTGGTACAAGTTTAAGAAGACCATTTATAGAGTCGACTGCTGGGGGCACACACGTGAGATCTGCCATCACTTCGTCGGAATCAGGAACATTAGCCTGTCCATCACCAAAAACGTTGTGTATCCAATCCCTGACGGTGTGGATCATCTCAGATCGTTTATTGGCATACGTGTCAAATTCCATAGCTCGCTCGTTAAAATGAACGCTTAATACAATATCACCATACCCCAATTGTTTTAATCTGGAAATCACTCCGTAACCATATGCCACATCAATAAAACATTTATCTATATTCTCTCGGTCTATGATTGCGGCAAGTTTAGCTGCCAATAGCATTGGCTCGATATTGTTAAATATTATAGGAGTATGCATATGCAGTCCCTGTCTCTGCACTACCACGCACTCATCTTTACCTTCTCCGGACGGGTCAACTCCTAGTATTTTTGGGGCGTGTGGATCTTTTGTAGTAGCTTTTCTAGCTTTAACAATCTTCTCAGCACTTATGAGTGAAGCTGCAGAAGTTTGAAACGCTTCCATAACATGAGAAGGGTATTCTCGTCTAAACATCCAATCACCAAGTTCTACTATCTTTTTCCTTCTCCAGTATAACTGGTTAGAGGAAAGTTCGTATAGTGCGGCAATTTCCATTTCTTCAGTAGTAGGGGTAAAGTCATTGGGTGGAGTGTCGGTATAATCTTCGATCCAGAACCAAGGGACAAATACCAGTTTATACTCAGATCGTCCATGAAGTGCATTCATACATCCACGATAAAACTCATTGCCCATACCTCTTGCAGTGGATTCAAAAATTATAGATGTTTTAGGACGATCAGGTACAGTTTGAAGTACCCCTGCTATAAGTTCTTTCTCATTCTCCCATAGGGCTACTTCTGATCCATGAAATTCTTGGAACGTTCCTCCTACCCCAACTTTAGCTGACCCAGCAGTCCCTACCACATATGAGCTGTCTATTTCAGAGAACTTCATAATACGAGTATTTGCTACATCTGCAGTTGGTCTAAGTGGCTCTGGACAATGCTCGTGATACCTTTTGACCATTCCATAAATATGCTCAGTTGTTGAAGCAATATGGGCGATAGTAAAGGCGGATCTACCTGGGGATCTAACTTTCCAGTAGATTCTTCCCTGAGCGTATGTCGTTCCACCCCACTGTCTAGCTTTAACTAAGAAGATACGGACTTTGCCCATTGTCTGCACTTGTTTTTCGATAGTATCGTGTAAATGTTGTTGAGCACGATTGAATATGAATGGAACAATATCACCATCTTTATTCTTGATTTTAAGTACATGTTTTGCAAAATACTTAAAGTCGTTCGTCAATAACTCGTGTATCCGTCGCTGCTCTGGGGGCAAAGTGGGGATGTTAAGAGGTGTATTGTTCGTTAGGTGTTTACTACTCATAGCTTAGAGTTTCCTTGTTTCTCTACTTCGGCTTGCATCTTTAGATAGTCTGAATAGTTAACAGTTACCTTTTTGGATTCGATAGATTGTTTAGGTTTTCCAATAAATCTATCAAGGAGAAGATTAAGTGCATCTCTATCCCCTCTGGACGCTGCTTCTTCAGCTATTTTCATAAGAGTAACCTCTACACAGGATCTTCCTTTAAATCTAGGTTCATCAATGTCGTCGGGGTCTAAATATGGCATGGACAAAGCTGCACCTGCCATATCGGAAATAACTTCTTTAGGGATAATTTCCACGACCTCAACTATTGGGGCATTGTTTTTCCATACTATTTGACGTGACTTTAGCACTTTACTTCTGCTAATTTGTACGGGGACAGGTTCTCCCATATCTAAAGGTCTAACGTTCATTTGTTATTCCCCTCCATCCCCCATAATGTCTACGTTTAAGTCTAATACTTCATTTACCACATCCATGTCTGCTGCCATCTTGATATAACGTTTTTTAAATAGCTCTGGATTGTCGTTAAAGTCCGTGATTGCTTTACGAAGGTCTACTGCTTTACGGAATTTAGTAGGGTCAAAATCTAAGGCTTCGGCATACACATATTTAATGAGCTGATCACGAGACATAAGTCCTACGGTTAAGAATCGTGAGGATGCTTCGTCGGGAGCTACAACTTTTTTAATCTCATATGTGCGATACCCAGCATAATTATCATATTTTTTTGCAAGAGCGACATCCAGTATTTTATTCTTAATGATAGAAAGTGGTCTGTCCATCATACTAGCTGGTAGCCTTACGTCAATTGTATATTGGGCACGACCTTTTCCTCCTCCCGATTGAGTGGCGTAGTACTGCCCCTGTACCGTTAATATAAAAACACCTTTGCTTGTGTCTTTCCTAGCACATACAGGGTCTAGGTCTAATTCTGTAGTTACTGTTTTGCTTTTTCTTAGTGTTGGCATTTAGTTTCTCCTATTTAATTGTTCAGGTACTACTGTAATGTCTGAACAACGATATGTCAAGTATTTTTTTTTAAAATTTTTTTTAAATTTTTTTTAAGAAAG